ATAAATACGAAAGTGAAATTGATGAAGCTATATTGGAAGGCCGAGTAGTTCCCTAATTTAATTTGTCTTTTTAGGAGTAACATAACATGGCTTATAATGCATCGGACGCATTGTTTGAACAAGGCACAGATACCAACGGTAACTTTGGTAATTCTGTCTCTGGTCAAACTAACTCATTCTTCTTGCCGAAGGTTTATTCAAAGAAGGTTTTAAACTTCTTTCGTAAGTCTTCAGTTGTAGAAGCTATTACTAACACCGATTATTCGGGTGAAATTACTGCTTTTGGCGATTCTGTAAAGATCATCAAAGAACCCGTAATTACTGTTTACCAGTATGAGCGTGGCGCAGACGTAACCCAAACTAAGTTGACTGACCAAGAAACTAGCTTGGTTGTTGACACGGCTAACGCTTTCAAGTTCATCGTAGATGATATTGAAACTGCAATGTCTCACGTTAACTTTAAAGAAGTTGCTGCCTCATCTGCTGCTTACGCTTTGCGTGACGCTTTTGATGAAGGTGTAATTGCCACTATGTTTGCAGGCGTTTCTGCATCAAGCCCTAACCATATCCTGGGTAGCGATAGTGCTACTGATCTGGCTGCTGGTACTTTTGATGGTACTGGTAACTTGGACATTGGTTTTGGAACTGATGAGCATGATCCTCTTGATATCATGGCTTACATGGCCCGTCTTCTTGACGAACAGGATATCCCTGAAGAAGGTCGTTGGTTTTTGGCACCACCTAGCTTTTACGAGCAGTTGGGACAGTCAAGCTCTAAGTTGATGTCTGTTGACTTCAACGCAGGTCAAGGCTCTATCCGTAATGGTCTGGTATCTTCTGGAAAATTACGAGGCTTTGACATGTATAAGTCTAACAATATCGCCGCTCCGTCTAACGCAGCAGGTAAGATAATTGGTGGACACATGAGTTCTACTGCCACAGCGCAGACCATCACAAGCACTGAAGTCATTCGTGACCCAGATAGCTTTGGTGACATCTGTAGAGGACTGCACGTTTATGGTTCTAAGGTACTTCGACCTGAAGCAATGGTTTCAGCGTTCTTCGGTATCGACTAAGTAAGCGACTAGAGAAGGGGGTGTAAAAGCCCCCTGATCTTTTTTAAAAAGGAGAAGACATGGCTGTTTTAGGAAGCGACTCTAAGCCTCTAATGATTAAAGGCAATAGTAAAGGAAAAACATTAGGCGCTACCGGAAGCTGGTATAAACCTGAAAATCAAGAAAAATATAAAAACAACTGGGATACAATTTGGGGTAACAAAGAAGCCCCCGCCACTAAATCAAAGGCAGTGTAAACGATGGCTACAACCTTTTTAGATTTAACTAACGAACTTTTGAGAGAACTCAATGAAGTTACGTTAACAAGTTCAACATTTCCAAATGCGGTTGGTGTACAGCAACACGTTAAGGACTCACTTAATCGTGCCTATTTTGATATTATTAACGAAGAACCTCAGTGGCCTTTTTTATCTGTTTCCGATAGCGGTGGAACAGATCCAATGTATGGCAACGTATATTTAGAAACAGTAGCTGGAACTCGCTGGTATGAATTAAAACCCGCCAGTTCTAGTATTACAACAGATTATGGAGCAGTAGATTGGGATCATTTTTATCTTACTACTGTAGGTGTTAGCGGAGAGACAGCCCCTTATGATGATGGGAACTTGCGTTTTATGACACTAGAAAACTGGAAAGACTTTAGGCAAACTTCTGAAAACTTAGATGACGCAGACACTCAAAGCTACGGCAAATCTAATGCAATTATTCGCAGCCCTGATGGGCGAAAGTTCGGGCTTAGTCCTATACCAGATAAAGTATATCGTATTTGGTATTTTGCTTGGAACCTTCCTACGCGACTAAGCGCACACGGTGATGTCATAGTCTTCCCCGATGTTTACACACCTGTACTCATGGCAAGAGCTAGATATTATATATGGCAGTTTAAAGATAACCCGCAAGCTGCTGCCTTCGCACAAGAAGACTATAAAAAAGGACTGCGAAGTATGAGGTCTAACTTAATGTCTCCTACGCCTATGTATATTTCAGATGATCGAATGAGATTCGTATAGTATGGCGGCTTCGCAACCTTATGGTGTTTCATGTAAAGGTGGGTTAAACACAAACCTAAACCAACTTGAGATGCTCTCACAGCCAGGATTAGCTACAAAGCTTATAAACTTTGAAGTTGATGCAGACGGTGGCTATCGCCGTATAAATGGCTACGCGGCCTTTGGCGACACTCGTCCTAATAGTTCTAACGAAATACTAGGTCTTTCAGTATATGCTGACGGACTTATAGCTTGTTCAGGCGATGGAATCTTTTTTAGCCCTGATGGAGAGGATGCCTGGTTACAACTTAACAGAGCTAGTGTTGCAAGCGGTGGAGATAACCACACAGCCTTTACAGGCCGTAGCATGGACGCAAGAACTTCACAGGCGCAAACATCTTTTACAATCTTTGAAGGCAACACAGACTACGGACAGATCATTATTACTGACGGAGTTAATAAGCCTTTCTTATTTAGCATGACAGGAACAGGTGGCTTAACTACTCGTACATTCTTTGCAGAAGAAGTCACAGTAAGTGGCGCAACAGCCCCAACAGTATGCGCTATTCATGATCAACACTTAGTTGTTGCAGGAGCGCCTACTGCTAAAAACACAGTTTTTTATAGTTCGCTTCTAGACCCTAGTAGCTTTTCAGGTTCTGGAGCAGGTAGCATACTACTACCAGACCAGGTGGTTGGTATTAAAAGTTTCCGTAGCGATCTTATTATCTTTTGTAGAAATAGCATACACAAGCTTATTAATATTAATGATGCTAACAACATTGCTATTGTACCTATTACACAAAACGTAGGCTGCTTGAGTTCACACAGTATCCAAGAAATTGGCGGTGACTTAGTATTCCTTAGCCCAGACGGTATACGTTCTGTTGCGGGTACATCAAGAATTGGTGACGTTGAATTAGGATCAGTTAGCCGTCAAATACAATCTATTATTTCAGCTATAGCAAACTCTATCAACTCATTTAATATTACAAGTTCAGTCCTAAGAAGTAAGTCACAATACAGATTGTTTTACAACACAGATGGAGGCTCTACTGCGGCGGCTAAAGGTATTATAGGAACACTGACCGCTAATGGCTTTGAGTGGGCCGAAACGATTGGCGTACAAGCAACTGGCTTTGCTTCTGGCTTTGCGGCTACAGGCGTTGAAAAACTTTATCACGGCGACAACCAAGGCTATGTTTATAACCATAACGTAGGAAATAGTTTTTCTTTTGGTGGAAACCTTCTAGACATTACGGCACAGTATCAAACACCACACTACGACTTCGGCGACGTAGGAACACGAAAGACTATGCACTATGTTAAGCTTTCTGTAACTCCTGAAGGCGAAGTTTCCCCAGTATTAAGAATGAGATACGATTACGAAGATACAACAATACCACAGCCGCCAGAGTATGTTTTAGATAACATCCCAACACCTTCACTCTTTGGTCAAGGTTCTTTTGGAACATCTGTATTAGGTGCAAGTTCTGACCCAATGCTTCGTCAAGCTGTTCAAGGTAGCGGCACTGTTTGTAATTTCCAAATTAAAAGTTCAGATCAAAAGCCGCCTTACGCGATTAATGGCATCTACATAAATTACGTCCCATCAGGTAGGAGATAACCGAATGGCAGGAACAAGTTACACTAGACAAAGTACGCTTACCGATGGCGATACAATCACAGCAGCACTTTTTAACGCAGAATATAACCAATTAGTTACTGCATTTTCCTATGCCTCTACAGGCACGACAGGACACCAACATGATGGTGGAGCAGCAGAAGGCGGCAACATTGAAATTATTGGCGACCAAGACTTCTTAAACAAGATAGTTGTTGATAGCACTAATAACCGTTGGAGCGTCTATGTACAAGTAGGCGGCAGTGCTGTTGAGCAAGTACGCATTGAAGACGGTGTAGTATATCCAGTAACCGACAGCGATGTAGACCTTGGTACAAATGCTTTGCGTTTCAAGAACGCATACATCGACAGCCTCACAGCTACTGGAAACCTTACTATTGGTGGAAACATTGACGTAGATGGCATAGTAGAGTTTGATGGCTTGTCTGGTACTGGTTCAGTTACAGTTACGGATATTTTAGACCAAGACGATATGTCAAGTAATAGTGCTACAGCCCTTGCATCCCAGCAAAGCATTAAAGCCTATGTAGACGCACAGCAAGATACTGTTGATACATTCGGCGAAGTATTAGCACTTAGTAACACTACTGCGGGTACAGATATCTCTGTATCGACTAACGATAAGGTTCAGTTCAGAGATGCTGCAATCTATATAAACTCTAGTGCTGATGGGCAATTAGATATTGTTGCAGACACAGAGATTCAAAT